CACCGGTGGGGCTGGTTTGAAACCCCGTTGCGCCAAATGCTGCAATCGGTAGGCATGGAGCGCATCGAATTCTTTGACCCGCGCTATCATTTTCCATTCCGAGACATGAGGGTTGAATGCTACAAGGTGTCCTGACCAACGATGAGCGCCATGCCCAAATGTCGCAGGCACATGGGCAAATGCTCAAGAAAAGGCCCAAATTTAACGATAAATGGGCATCCATTGTCTGCTATGGCCCAAGCCTTGCCGACACTTGGCGGCTTATAAAGCGGCCCATTGTCACGGTGTCAGGCGCACACGATTATCTTGTCAGGCGCGGAATTGTGCCGGATTTTCATGTGGACTGCGACCCGAGGGAACACAAAGCGCGGATGCTGCAAAGCCCGCAGGCCAAGACCATTTACCTGATGGCGACCGTGTGCCACCCAAAATATTGGGAAGTGCTGAAGGGCCGCAAGGTGCGGCTTTGGCATCTGATAAACGGCGATGACCTAGAAACCGTGGCGTGGGTGATGCAAAACCATCCCGAGGGCGCAAACAGCATGATTGGCGGCGGCAGTTCAGTCGGGCAGCGGGCGATGAACGTCATGGCGGCGCTTGGCTACCGGCGGTTCAACATCCACGGCATGGATTGCTCATTTACGACCGACCGACACGCTGGGGCGCATTTGGGCAAGGAACAAGCTAAAATTATGGTGAAAGCTGGAAACCGAGTATTTCAGACCACTAGGCAGATGCTACAGGCAGCGATTGAGATGGAACAATTCATCACAACTCAGGATGCGGAGATCGCATTTTTCGGTGACGGGCTTATGCAAGAAACGGCACTTCAACTAAAGGAAATGGCATGAAGAACGAAACGGCTGGATGGACAAATGAAAGTTTCATGGAGGACAACCGAGGCAAGATGGCGGTGTTTTTCCATGCTGTGCAAATCAAGAATAATTACAAATCGGACTTGGAAAAGCGCCCGATTTTTGAGGAACGCATCTATTTGAAGAAGCTGGTTCCAGGCGATTCCACACTGGTGGTTGACCGCCCAATGCGCGAAACCGACAAGGAAGAATTCCCAATTGAGTGGGCGCGGTTTGAGCAGAAGAAAGAGCAAAAATCCGATGGCACTCCGATTGAGGCATGGGCAGCAATTAGCGACACGCAAAAGGCTGAATTTCGGGCGCTCAACATCTTCACAATTGACCAGTTTGCCAAGCTGCCGGACTCCGCAGGCAACAAAATCATGGGGTTCAACGAATTGCGGGCCAAGGCTCAAGCATTCATTGGTGCAGCGCAAGATAGCCAAATGATGGACAAAATCCGCGCTGAGACTGATGAAAAATTGAAGGCCCAAGAGGTTGAAATGGCTGAACTTCGTGCCATGATTACGGAATTGACAGCCAAAAAGGTTGGTAGACCTCGCAAAGAAGAAGTGGTGGAATAAATGGCATACACATTACTGCAACTGGTTGACCAAGTTTCGGGCGAACTGGGCTTGTCCCAACCAGCGGCAGTAATTGGCTCCACCAACAACCAAACCGTCCAACTGCTGGCCCTAGCGCAGCGGTTGGGCAAAGACTTGGTGCGTGAATACGAATGGCAGCGGCTGGTCAAGGCTTATGTCCTGCAAACGACCTCCGGAATCAGCACCACCGGCACGATTACGGCAGGCTCAAAGGTCATCACCAGCATGGGAACGACCACAGGCTTGGAAGTGGGCAATGTGGTTACTGGCGTAGGCCAAGCGCCCTACGCTGAAATTCTGTCCATTGATTCGGCAACCCAAGTCACGCTAAACACGCCGGTTGCAACATCGACGGCAGCGGTGTCCATGACGTTTGCCAAGCAAGACTATGCAATGCCGAGCGACTTTGACCGCATGATTTCGGATACAAATTGGGATCGCACAAACCATTGGCGCAACCTTGGAACAAAAACCAGCCAAGAATGGCAATGGCTGCAAGGCGGCATCATCTCTGTTGGCCCACGGGAACGCTATCGCATCTACAACAACCGCCTGCGGATTTTTCAAGCCTTGACAAGCATCTACACCTTTGCGTTTGAGTACGTCAGCAATTATTGGGTGATGTCCAGCGGCGCAACCCAAGGCGACAAGGGCGCATATACCGTCGATACTGACACGGCGGTTTTCCCTGATGACCTCATGCTGGCGGGTCTGAAGTTTTATTTTCTCAAGGCCAAAAAGCTGGATTACGCCATTGAATTGGGCGAATTCACACGGGCATTGAGTTACACCAAAGCGCAAGATGTGCCTGTACCGGCGCAGTCTCTTGCCCCGATTGGCATGAATCCGCTGGTCGGCCCTTGGAGTGTTCAAGACGGCAATTGGCCTACTGCTTAAAAGGAGATCGCATGAAACTAGATGGACTTTATGCCAACATCCAGGCAAAGAGAGCAAGGATAGCCGCAGGGTCAGGCGAGAAAATGCGTAAGCCTGGCACAGAAGGCGCACCAACCGCCAAGGCTTTCAAAGAAGCCGCAAAGACCGCAAAGCCTGAGAAAAAGAAATGACAGCGGCCTGGCAACGCAAGGAAGGCAAGAATCCCGAAGGCGGCTTGAACGCCAAGGGAAGAGCCTCAGCAAAGGCAGAGGGCATGGATTTGAAACCGCCTGTTAAATCAGGCGACAACCCGCGCAGGGCATCATTTCTAGCGCGGATGGGCAATATGCCTGGCCCAATGGAAAAGAACGGTGAGCCGACCCGATTGGCCTTGTCATTGAAAGCATGGGGCGCAAGTTCAAAAGAAGATGCTAGGGCCAAATCCAAAGCCATATCACGAAGAAACAAAGACTGATGCTAAATTCATTTGGCAGAGCGCCATCAACCCAACGTAGCCAAACGGTATCTGTAGCCGCGCCTATTGGCGGCTGGAATGCCCGCGATGCATTGGGCGCAATGGAGCCGCTAGATGCAGTCACGCTGACAAACTTTTGGCCTGGCACAAACTCGGTCATTTTGCGGAACGGCTATACCAAACACGCCACCGGCATTACCGGCACGGTTCAGACCCTGTTTGCTTACAGTTCCGGCACGGCAAACAAGTTGTTTGCGGCAGCAATAGATTCAATTTACGATGTCACGGCAGGCGGCGCGGTTGGCGCTCCTGATGTCACCGGCCTATCCAATGCCAAATTTCAGTACGTCAACATCACAACCCCAGGCGGTTCGTATTTGATGTGCGTCAATGGCGAGGACAAGCTGCGGACTTATGATGGTTCTGCTTGGCACACTGATGGTGATGGGTCGCCTTACAACATCACCGGCGTGGATACCGCCAATTGCTCCAACATCACGCTGTTCAAGAATCGCGTGTGGCTGGTGGAAAACGGGTCTTTGAAGGCATGGTATTTAGCCACAAACAGCATTGGCGGCGCTGCAACTGCGCTAGACATGACCAGCCTTTTCCAGTTTGGCGGCTACATCATGGCGGCTATGACTTGGACGCTGGATGCTGGCTACGGCATGGATGATTACCTTGTTTTCATCACCAGCAATGGCGAGGTGATGGTTTGGCGATTGACCGACCCGACAACGCCAAGCGGCATTTCAATGACCGGACTTTGGAAAGTTGGCGCACCTATTGGGCGGCGCTGCTGGATTAAGTACGGCGGCGATTTGCTAATCATTACCCAAGACGGCGTGGTTCCCATGTCCGGCAGCTTGCAATCGTCCCGCCTTGACCCTCGGGTGTCAATCACCAACAAAATCCAATATGCGGTCAGCCAAGCGGTCAGCTTATATGGGCAGAACTTTGGGTGGAGTTTGCTTTACTACCCCAAAGAAAACCAACTAATCATGAATGTCCCGATCGCAACGGGGCAAGAGCAACAATATGTGATGAACACCATTACCAAAAGCTGGTGTAACTTTACCGGCTGGAACGCCACTTGTTGGGAAATTTGGCAAGATGACCCTTACTTTGGCGGCAATGGCTATGTCGCGCTGGCTTGGAATGGGACTGTGGATGACACATCTAACATCAACGGTTTTGCCTTGCAAAGTTTCCAAAACTACGGATCGGCAACACAAAAGCAATGCAAGATGATTCGCTATCACTTGTTGAGCAATGGCACACCATCAATTTTTGGGAATGTAAACGTCGATTACGACCTTTCCGACCAAAGCGCCCAGCTAAATTTTTCCCCTCCGCAATATGGCGTTTGGGATAGCGCCCTGTGGGATGTTGGCTATTGGGGCGGCGGTCTTGCCCCTACTGCTGATTGGCAAGGTACAACCGGCATTGGATATTCTTTTGCTCCCACGTTGAACACTGGCACACAAGGTATAGAATTGCAATGGGTCGCAACCGACTTGGTGTTTGAGGCTGGTGGTGTCCTTTGAGATTACTTCAGACCATGCAGCAGGCTTTTGGACTGCAAAAAAGGTCGATGGTGGTTACTACGAAGAGCGCAGCCGGTCTATCGGGTTGAAGAAAGACGGCGAGTTTGTCGCCGGTGTCATCTACGAAAACTGGCATGGCAAGTCAATCACTTGCCACATTGCGGTCACCGGCAGAATGACTCCGGCCTATCTATTTGCCATCTTTGACTACCCCTTTAATGTTTGCAAGGTCGGCAAGATGATTGCTCCGGTCAGCAGCGCAAACATTGCAAGCATCAGATTCGTTGAAAAAATGGGCTTTCAAGAGGAAGCGCGGATCATAGATGCGATGGCAGACGGGGACATGGTAATTTTCACCATGCCAAAGGAACGATGCAAATATTTGGAGAATCGATATGGGAAAAAGTGCACCAGCAGCACCCGCAGCACCTGATTATGTAGGCGCTGCAAAGCAGCAAGGCGTGGAAAACGTCGAAACGGCGCGTGTTCAAGCTAGGCTGAACAATCCCAATACATACACTCCATATGGAACGCAATTGGTGTCCTATGACGGCGACCAAGCAACCATCAGACAAACCTTAAACCCACAGGCTCAAAAAACGCTAGAAGAGCAGCAAAACACCCAATATCAGCTTGCATCACTTAGCGGAAAAGGCGCTGGCCTCGCAAGCAATGTTCTTGACAAGCCTTTTGTTTTTGGTGGGCCTGCTGTTCAAACTTCGCTAGATTTAAGCAACATTGCCAAAATGCCGGTTAACGCCGGAACAACGGGCCAAGAAGCCATCATGTCGCGGCTTGAGCCGTCATTGGCAAAGAATCGCGTTAGCACCGAAACCCAACTGATTAACCAAGGATTGCGCCCTGGCACAGAGGCTTACGACAACGCCATTCAGCTATTGGGACAGCAAGAAAACGATGCCCGCACACAAGCTGCATTGCAAGGCATCAACTTGGATACAAGCGCAAACGCACAAGGCTATAACCAAGCCTTGCAAGGCGCACAATTTGGCAACACCGCCCAACAGCAGGCGCTGATGCAAGCCATCCAAGGCCGTCAAATGCCGCTGAATGAAATAACTGCATTGATGTCCGGCAGTCAGATTCAAAATCCGCAATTTCAGGCTTACTCAGGCTCAAACATAGCGCCCGCGCCAATTTTTGGGGCTACGCAAGCACAAGCCCAAAATGCTCAAAACACTTATAACCAACAAGTGGCAAACCAAAACGCAAACACGGCTGGCTTATTTAGTCTTGGCTCTGCTGCCATTGGCCTTTCTGACCGGCGATTGAAATCCAACATCAAGCGCATTGGCACTCATAAACTTGGAATTGGCATTTATGAGTACGACATCATGGGCAAACACGACATTGGCGTGATGGCTCAAGAACTTTTACAAGTGATGCCTGATGCGGTGCATCAACATCCAAGCGGCTACTTAATGGTTGATTACGGGAGACTCTAAATGGCAACAGTCAGCCTAATTGATCCCTATTCGCAGCAAGCAGAAGAAATTGCGCGGCGGCAACGCATGGCACGGGCCTTGCAAGAACAAGGGTCGCAAGTTCTTGAAATGCCAACAACGCCTGGCGTATTGATTAGCCCTTATGCCGGTTTAGGAAAACTTTTGCAAGCTGGTATCGGCGCATATAAAGAAAAAAAAGCGCAAGAAGATTACGCCAAGCTGCAAACTGAATACCGCAAAAATTACAACACGCAATTTGGCAACTTGGCACGGGCGATTTCTGCGCCAGCACAAGAAGCCTTTGCCGGACAAGAAGCTATTGAAGCCCAACCAGCGCAAATGGCTCCAAAGATTGAACAAAGTTTTGGCGGCTATGGAATGCCGCGAGAAGTTGGGCAGTACGAAGCTGCACCGGCTGTTGCGGGTCAAGCTGCCATTCCTGCAAGGCCAGCAGTTCCTGCCGGTTACATCAGCCCTGAGACACTAGAAGGATTTGACATTCCCGAAGTCAAGCAATTGGCAATGGCTAAATACTTGGCGCAATTTGAGCCGAAAGACATCAAACTTGGGCAAGGCGACACCTTATATAGACAAGTTGGAAGTGGCCCACTTGTAGAGAAAGCGGTTGGAAAAGCAGCAGCAAAAGCAGCAGAGCGTCCAATTGTTCTTGGCGCAGGGCAAAACGCATACGACCCAACGGGTAAATTGATAGTTGCAGGGCCAGCCAAAACAGAAAAAGCAGAAACAAAAGCGCCCGTTTGGAAAGAAGTTGTGCGTGGCGGCAAAATTTATTACGAAGACTTCAACAATCCTGACGCTGCGGCCCGTCAAGCTGGTGCAATTGAAAAAGACGCCGTGAAAACAACGCCGCATTACAGCGAAATTGAACAAGGTGGAAATGTTGTCATTGTTGACATGAATTTGCCAGCAAAAGATCGTTTGGCTAATGCTCAAGTCAAAGGGCCAGTTCGCAACAACCTTGAAAAAATCGAAACCAACGATGCAAATGGGCAACCCGTTACCCGATATGTGGACAAGACTTTGCTTGCCACTATGGGCGACATTCGTGCCCCATACAAAGGCTTTATGTCCGATTTGGCAGAAGCCGGTCAATTGCCAGCAAACTGGCAAAGCATTCCGGAAATCGCTGGGTTGGTGCGCGAAAACCTTATCAACAAAGCTGGCGGCATTACGCAAGCAGATTTGGCAAACCTAAAAATCAGAATTGCAGAAGCAGCATCCCGTTTGGCATACGAAGGCGTTCCAGGCTTTAACGCTGCGGGGCTTACGCCTGCATTGTCAAACTTTACAACTTTGTCAGGCGGTGCGCCTGCTGCTGCGGCGACTTCTGCGCTAAAAATCACTACCCGCGCAGAAATTGCAGATGTCGCAAAACGTAGCGGCAAATCAATTGAAGAAGTAACCCGCGATGCAGTCGCAAAAGGCTATAAGGTGCAATGATGGCTTTGTACGATGATCTTTATGGTACGCCCGCAGCCCCTGCACCAGCAGCTAAACCACGCCCTGTCCAGCCGGTTGTAATGCCGCAGCCTGCTGCGTCCGCTGCTGCGCCCGATCCATTGGTTGCCGCGATGCAAACAAGGCAAGCTAATTTGGCTGCTGCGCCTGCTGCTGCGCCAATGCCCCGACAAGCTGGCGAAAGTCAAAAAATGTATGACCAGCGCATGGCTAAAGCGCGGGAGGAAGCCGATAAAGCAGCAAGAGAAGCGGGAAATCCCCAAGCAAAAAATGAAGGACAAGGCCTTGCAACTGGATTTGGCATGAGGATGAAAGAATCCAATGCCATTTTGAACGCAATGGAAGATCGAGGCATTACCAACACCGGCGTGACGCGATCTGTTGTTTCCGGTGTTTTGGGCGCAATTCCTGCAATTGGTGAAAAATTAGAAGAAAAAACATCAGCAGCAATGAATGTTTTGCCAAGTTGGGCTGGTGGCCCAAGCGCTGAACAACAACAAGTTGAACAAGCCCGACGAAATTTCATAACGGCAGTATTGAGAAAAGAATCCGGCGCAGTGATTAGCCCTCAAGAATTTATGGCTGAAGAGAAAAAATATTTTCCGCAGCTTGGCGATCTTGAGCCTGTTGTAAGGCAAAAACGTGAAGCGCGAGAAATTGCAATTCGCGCAATGGATGTTCAATCCGGCAACAAAATGCCAAATGCTGCATTGCCAGGCGCACAGCCTGCTGCTGCGGCTCAACGTCCTGACCCTTTAGGATTGCGGAGAAGGTAATGGCAACACTTGCTGAATTTCGCACAAAGTATCCCCAATACAACGATATGCCGGACGTTGAACTGGCTGATTCGCTGCATCAAAAATTCTATTCTGACATTCCAAGGCCGCAGTTTTTTCAGCAGCTTGACATTGTTGGGGCGCAATTGCCTGGCAGCGAAAAAACCATCACATTGCCCAAAGCCCAGCCAAGCATCATGGACAGGCTTGGCGCTGTTTTGGAAGTGCCTGCGACGATGGCAACGGGGTTGGTATCAAGCGCAGCAGCCGTGCCCTATGGCCTATACAAAGGCATCACCAGCGGCAAAATGGGAACGCCCGAAGGTGTGCAAATAGGCCAGCGTGAGGCGGCAGGATTCATGGAGCGCAACACCTACCAACCGCGCACCGAGACGGCACAGGACGTTCTAGGCGGCATGGCAAAGGCTCTCAGCGTATTGCCGCCAACTCTTGGCGCATCAGGCAGCGCATTGACGGCTCTTGCACCGGCGGCGGTCGGTCAAATGCGGACGGCAGTGGCTCCTACTGTGGCGGCTACTCAGCAACGCATGGCAAAAGTTTTAGCGCCGCAATCCACAATGATGGGCGGCGGTGCAGCATCCACAGACGAAGCCTTGTTGCGCCAACAGCGGGCTTTGAGCCAAGGCATTCCGCTGACCAAAGGCCAGCAATTGCAAGATTTTGCACAGCAACAATTTGAATCGGATGTGGTCAAGCAAAGCCCTGACCTTGCCAAAGGTTTGCAAGAATTCAAGACTCAACAAAAGAAAGACATTCAAGGTCGTTTTGAGCAATTGATTGACCAAACCGGTGTTGATGTTGATGTTTCAAATCCTCGCAAAGTTGGCGCAATTGTGGATTCCGCATTGGTCAAGCAATTTGAGGCAAAGCAAAAATTGGTAAATGATGCCTATCAAAAGGCTAGAGATGCTGGCGAAACCAAGGCTGTGGTGGACACATCAAGGCTTGACCAATGGCTTGCTGACAATGCGCCCGAAGCCATTTCTGTGCCTCAAATCAATTCCATCAAGGCTAAATTGGATGCGCTAAAAACAGCCACCAATGGGCAAGTAACTGTGGATGATTTGGAAAATCTGTACAAGGCCGCTGGTCAACTTGGTAAGCCAGGCGATCCATCAAATGTGTTTATGAGGCAAGTCAAAAGCGTCATCAATGATGTGACTGAGGGCGCGGGTGGTGATCTTTACCGCGCCGCCCGTGCAGAACGCGCAGGCTTGGGCAGACAATTTGAAGATACCTACAGGGTTGCCAAGCTATTGGGCACAAAAGGCGGCTACGCTGACCGCGCCGTGGCATTGGATGATGTGTTTTCCCATGTTGTCCTTGATGGTGACTTAGATCAAATGCGGACAGTCACAAAACTGCTCAAGAATGGCGGCGAAGATGGGCAAAGAGCCTATGCTGCACTGCAAGGTCAGACCATCCAGTACCTCAAAGATCAGCTTAATAGAAACACAAGCGGCAAGCTGTCTTATGACGCATTTGCCAAGACACTTGCGACATTGGACAAAGAGGGCAAGCTGGACTATATGTTTGGCAAAAAAGGCCGCGAAACTCTTACAGAACTGCAAGGCACATTGCGCGATGCGCTTGTTGAGATTCCTGGCACAGTCAACTATTCCAACACCGGCAACGTGGTTGTTCGGGCATTGGACAAGTTGGCATCATTGCGGATTCCATTGGCAAAAACAGTCGCCGACATTGCCAAGGAAAGCGAACTGAAGAAGAAAGTTGAACAATCCATCACTTATGATGCAACAAAGGTGAAAAAATGAGTTACAACGGCTCCGGCACATTCCAAATCAACACCTCGGGGCAGCCCGTGGTGACCGGCACGGTTATCAGCAGTTCCGCATTCAATGCGCTGACCGCAGACCTAGCAACCGGCCTGTCCACAGCAATCACAAAGGACGGGCAGACGGCGACCACCGTGCGAATCCCGTTTGCACAAGGCATCAACTCAAGCCTTACCACAGACACCAGCAGCGGCTCTACAGGATCGATTTACACTGCTGGCGGGATAGGTATCACCAAGGGTTTGTTTGTCGGCGGTACGGCAACATTTAGCGTTGCGCCGGTCTTTTCTGCGCTGACCGCATCAAGTGCAGTAGCAACCGATGCGTCTAAAAACTTGGTCAGCGTCACAAACACCGGCACAGGAAACAATGTGCTGGCAACCAGCCCAACCATTACAACGCCAACCATCAGCCAATTGACTTCTGCGGCAGCTACTGCGCTTACGTTGCAAAGCGCAGGGACTACAGCGGTCACCGTAGACACAAGCCAACGGGTGGGTATTGGCACTACTTCCCCCGACACAATTTTGAATATACAAGGTGTAGACCCTACATTTTTGATTCAAGACAGCGATGAATCCGGTGATGGATTTATTAAATTCCAAACAGCCAATGGAACTCAAAGAGCATTTATACAAGCGGCAATGACAGCAAATGTCATGTTGCTGGGAGTTGGAACATCTGAGGCAATGCGTATCGACTCCAGTGGCAACGTGCTGGTAGGCGCAACGTCTGGCGGTGGTAAATTAAGCATTACTGGAACAGGTGCAAGCGGGTGGGTTCAAAACAACATTAACTCAGGCACATCATCTACTGCAAGCATTGTTTTCACAAATGATAATGGCGCTGTTGGTTCTATTGTTACTAGCGGTTCAGCAACTTCATATGGTACAAGTTCAGATTACCGTTTGAAAGAAGACATTGCTTCTATGACGGGTGCATTAGCTAAAGTTTCTTTGCTCAAGCCTGTAACTTACAAATGGAAAATAGACGGAACTAATGGGCAAGGTTTTATTGCCCATGAACTGGCAGAAGTTGTACCGCAGTGCGTTATAGGCGAGAAAGACGCTGTAGCAACCTACATTGATGAAAACGGCAACGAGGCCATCCGCCCAGCCTACCAAGGAATTGACACCAGCTTCTTGGTTGCAACCCTGACCGCAGCCATCCAAGAACAACAAGCCCTTATCACTTCCCTAACTGATCGCATTGTGGCGCTGGAGGCCAAATAATGGAATACCAAGCAATGTTTAACTTTGTCGCTGGCATATTGCTTGTTGCCATCGGCTGGTGGTGTAAAGAAATATGGGACTCGGTGAAAACCTTGAAAGAAGACATCAAGGCCATTGAGATTGACTTGCCCAAAAACTACGTCAGCAAAAAAGACATCGACAGCCGGTTTGACAAAATCGACGCAACCCTAGAGCGCCTGTTTGACCGACTAGACGCAAAAGTTGACAAGTGATTGACCAAATTGTCTCTGCTGATAACCCGTGGCCCAATACCGAAACAAAAACGGTGTTGGTCTGCCGCTTGCCCAAAAAAGATGACAAGCCAAGCGCAAACGAATTTGTAGACAAAGACGGGCGCATTTGCCGGTGGGTAGTGGTCAATAAAAAATGATTGATCCTTTTACGGCTTTTGCAGCGGCTCAAGCAGCCGTTAAAGGCATCCAAGCCGCCATTAAGCTGGGCAAGGATGTTCAAAGCATTGCAAGCGATTTAAGCAAGTTTTTTGAAGCCAAAGACGTTGTTCAGCAGGCGGCAAACAATCCTAAGAAATTCAAGTCGGACACGGCCCAGGCGCTAGAGACAGTCATGCAGGCCAAGCAGCTTGCAGAGGCCGAAACAGAACTCAAGAACACGCTGATATGGTCAGGCAATGCCGATGTATGGGAAGGCGTTTTATTAGAACGCAACAACATCATTCAAAAACGCAAAAAAGCCGAAATGGAAGAAGCCCTTGCCAAAGCCAAAAAACGCCAGCAAATCATGGAAACTGCAAGCATGGTGTTTTGGATTGTGATTTTTCTTGTTGCCATCGGTCTTAGCTACTTTTTCACAGTTTTATTTCTTGAAAGGAACGCATCATGGATTGGTTAAAAACGATTGCCCCAACGGTTGCCACAGCCCTTGGTGGCCCATTGGCAGGCATGGCTGTATCTGCTATTGCCAAAGCCATTGGATGCAGCCCTGATGAGGTGCAAGACGTTATCAGTAGCGGCAAGCTAACTGCTGAACAAGTGGCATCCATCCAGCTTGCTGAACTGGAATTGAAGAAGCAGGCGCAATCCATGAATTTGGACTTTGCCAAGCTGATTGCCGAAGATAAAAAATCTGCCCGCGATATGCAAATTGCCACAAAATCATGGATTCCAGCCCTTCTTGCGGTGTTTGTGACCATTGGATTTTTTGGGATTTTGCTTGGCCTGATGACAGAGCATTTCAAGACATCGGACGCACTGATGTTGATGCTTGGAAGTTTGGCAACTGCATGGACAGGCGTAATGGCTTTCTACTTTGGCTCTAGCGCCAGCAGCCAAGCTAAGACCCAATTGCTTGCAAAATCGGAGCCAATCCAATGAAAGAAAATTTTGATGCATCGTTTGAGCGCGTTATCAAGGCTGAAGGCGGCTATGTCAACGACCCTGATGACCGTGGCGGCGAAACAAACCTTGGCGTGACCATTGGCGCATGGGGCGCATACCTTGGGCGCGAGATTAAGCCAGGCGAGATGAAGGCGTTAACAAAGGAAACCGTCAAGCCGTTTTACCGCGCCATGTATTGGGACAAGGTAAAGGGCGACGATTTGCCTCTAGCGGTCGATTACGTTGTTTTTGACTTTGCGGTCAATGCAGGGGTCAGCCGCGCCGCAAAGTTTCTTCAGCGGGCTGTAGGGGCTGTGGATGACGGCGTGATTGGCAGCGGCACATTGGGCAAAGTTGCTGTGACCAACAAGCAAAGGCTACTTGCTAATTTTGCTGAACAAAAGCAAGGCTTTTACAAAGGTCTTGCAATCAACAACCCGAGCCAGCAGAAGTTTCTCAAAGGCTGGCTGGCCCGAGTGGATCACGTTAAATCAGCAGCGGATTCAATGCTGGCCTGATGCACCAATGCGGAATGCATCTTAGAAACCTCTACAAGCGCCTCTAGGGTCAATTTGATAGCCAAATCAGTCTTGTTGTCCAACACGGCCCAATGCGCGTCTTTGAGGGCTTTTTCAGCGTTCATGCAGGGTCTTGCGTAGTCAATCACCGTTCTTCTCCTCAATGTTGTAAAACCAATCGTCGCCAGCACTCCATTTGCGTGTGCCATCGACCGACCAAAAAGTCTGCGCGGCTTGGAAGTCAGGAAACTTTGTCTCAGCTGGCACAAGGCTTTGGTCATACCAAAGACAGCGATTGTTCGGCTGACAAGCAAATTGCCCATTTTCAAGGCGCATGAAATTGAACGATTTGTGTTCTTCGGCTTGTTCTGTAAAGCCGGTGTCCAAGTCTTGCCCATCAGCGCAAAAATCCACAGTGAAAAGATATGTGCCGTGATGCCATTGCTTGTCTTTGCCAAGGAATTTCACGCCTAGATTACGCAAGGCAATCTTTTCCACCACCGTAAACCGGTAGCCCATGCAATCCCACAATTGCAAAAAGTCAATGGGCAAATTGCCGTGATCTGTTTTCCACACATAAGCGTGGATAGGCAGCTTGTCGTACAGCGCACCGTAAGCTGGCAACAGCGATTCAATGCGAAACACTTGCCCGCGCAAGGCTTTGATGCTGACCCAAATCGCTGGCTCTAACTCGCCGTGGCCTTTGGTGAAGTTGTACAAAAACTCGCGCTTGACAAAGCATTTCAATGGCGGCAATGCCGCAACGATGTAACTCATTTCATTTTTCCTATGTGGGCGGCGCGTAGAGCGTTTTTAACTTCTTCAAACGGCAAAAGTGCGTCAGTTAAACAATGCCGATATGTTTGCATTAGTTCGTAAAAATCCTGCGACTCTAAAAATTCATCAAATGCAACAGGCTCCTGCGCTGGCTTCAGCATAGATTGCAAGGCCTCCAGCACTTTCTTTGCGGCCTCGGTCACCTCAACCCCCTCGTTTACCTCAATGCGCCTGTCTGCGGTAATCCGCATGACCCAATCCGCACTAGTGCTGAAGGTGATTGTGTTTTGCTCCTGCGTTGGTTTTGGCTTTCGCACTTTCCCCACTACATGACCATCAAGGTCAAACACCTTGTCCGAAGCCATTTGCCGCTTTGAGTCATATCCGGTCATAGCATTCCATTTTTTAATGTGATGCAAGTGCCCTCAAGCAACGTAATCATGCTGTTGCCTTTAAGCGCCATCTTTTGCAGATTTTCTTTTTGTGCATCTACCGCAACACGGCATTGCTGTTCTGATTTGTACCAGTTTTGCGCTTGCATAAATTCGCAATTGCCATTCATGCAGACAAACAAGATGGGAACAAAAATGACTTGAATCATGCCATCAACTCCCACACAACAAGGCCAACGGTGACCGCAATTAGCACCACAAATACAACTCCAAACAAGGTTTTCAGCGCGTCAATAAAAAAGTCATCATCGTCGTTCATAGTTGCTCTTCCTCAAGTGGTACATCGCGCCATTCGCCCTCTGCTTTACGCAAAGGCATGTCACCAGTCCAGCCAAGATTGATAGTTACTGATTTTTCCCACCATTGCTGGAGGATGCGGACTGTTTTTAGGTAGCCGCCATGCTCAGGCATTGGCACAAGGCGCTCAACAAATCGCAGTTTGGGTGTTGGTGTCATTTGCAGACCCTCGCAAAGATTGCCAGCGGGCTGTTGCACGGCGGGTTGTAAAGGGTGTATCCAACATAAAAGAACATTACCGTAACGGTAGCGCATACGCCAATCAACGCAAAGATGGTTTCAATCAGTCTCATATCAATGGCCTCTGTTGTGGTTGAAATGCCCATTCACGTTCCAAACGGTTAGACAGTGATTTGACCAACTGGCCCGTTTGCTTAATTAGCCCCTGGCGTTCCAATTCGGGCAACCGGCGGCTAATCTGATTCTTGTCCAGCTTAGACAGCAGCATGATGCCGTCCTTGCCAAGCGCCCCGTACTTTTGCAGGCAATCAACAATGATGATGGCGTGATCTTTGGCAAGGTCATCGGCTTGCGCCGCCGCCATATGGCTTGTTACCGGATCGGTATTTCTAGAACGGAATGTCATCATCATTCTCCTTTGGCAAACCTTGATATTTGTCATCGCGTGGGCGCGGCTCATTCAAAAATGCCCAGCCGTCCCAGCCGCCCTCTTTTAGCGGAATCACATCCAGCTTAAGCATTTCGCCTTTGTGCGTTTGGATGATTGACCCAATGCGCTGGTAGCGGTTCTTTTGTTGACCATCGGCATTGGTGTAGCTGCCGACGATACAAGTGACTTCCATTTTGGTTTTTGACATGATTACCCTTTAAGTGATTCGGCGTGTTTTTTAATGCTGCTGCGGGTTTTGCTGTCAAGCATTCCCCACAAAGCGGTTTTTTCTTCCACATCGGTGATGCCCAAATATTCTTCAAACGCACCGATTAGGTCATTGGCGCTCATGCGCTCATCAATGGCTGCTGCAACATCTGCAACGACTGCCATGCGGCTTGGCGGCACAAGGTCAGTCTTGGTCGCTGAAACCTTTGGCGCTGGCGTGTGCGTGTGTGCATCCGCATCATTGTCCGATTCGGTTGGAATGCTGAATGCTTGGAAACAAGCGTATTTGTAGGCAGCAGACATGGCTTTGTTGGTAGCCTTATCGCCGCTGTCCATTGCCTCGCCAAAGGTTTTGACGGTGTGCTTAGTGCCATCTTCAGCAGACACAAAATCAAATTCAGCGTCCACGGTGACATAAAACAATGCCCCGCCTTTTTGCGATACGCGCTCCACACATTCCCGCGATAAGACCCGTGGAAGAATGCAAAGCCCGTGTTTAGACAACAATGGTGCAATGGTGTTGTAGACATCATCAATGCCCCGAAAGTTGTAACCGCTGCCTTGCATATTGCGGCGGTCTTTTGTAATGCCAAGCACTGACAAGTCAGCCTGGACGTTGTTGATTGCTTTGTAAACTTTCATAAGTCACCCCCAAAATCAATTCCACAATATTCACAATAAAAGTGCCAGCAAGTGCCAACTTCGCCTTTGACTTTTTGCCCACAATCTCGCCCGCATTCGGGGCATTCGTATTCTTCCAATTCACGGTCAGGTTTTACATGGTCGTCCATTTTTATGCTCCTAATTTTTTGCATCAGTAATATCGTGGGCCACAAGTGACATCAACAATGGTTTCGGCGGTGTAGCCATTGATCTTGCGCTTGCCAAACACTGTGATTGCCCGCAAGCCGGATGTCTCACATTGTTTGACAGCATCAATGACCTCAGACCGGCCCATTGATTGGATTTTCTTGTCCATTACCAATTGCTGTTCGGTCATGGGCGGTTCGCTGGCGCAGCCTACCAGCGCAAGGCATAGTAGATATTTCATGCGCGTTCTCCCATCAGAATCTTTTCAATAGTGCTGATTTCTTCCACAGCGTATTCCATTTCTTTGCATAACTGCCAAATGTGATGCCGCAAACATCCGACTTCGTAAGCCAGCCGATCGCAACGGTCGGTGCTGTAAGCATTGGCGCGGTCTTCACAATCTTTGATAATTTCAGCGGAATTCATTTTTCAAGCCTTTCTTTCATGTACTGGCGCAAGTAGTTGCGGGTTGCTGCATTGAGGTAATCAATCCATTCCAAACCCTCATAGACCACAGAGCAAATCACAAGGGAATCGGTATCGGTGTTCCATTCGTATTCGACAAGCAGCTTGGCAAATTCGCCATTGCCCATCCTGTCCCATTCAACTTCGTGTGTGCTGTTAACAATAGCCATTTAATCCCCCAACAGTTTGGTACTAAGTTGCTCTTCCATCCAAGCCAGCAATTCTTTGCTCAAGATGTCGAGGAACTCAACGCCCTTGTGTTTGATAGACCAAATGTTCACCCATGTTTCCATAGGCTCATCAAGGCGGCTGACTTCGTATTCAATGTCAAAAACCGCGTTTTCGTAAGTGAATTGGATAGTGTTCACAGACCACCTCCAACAAAGTAGCCAATGGTGTAGCTAATGATGGCAATGGCTGCCGCTGTGATGATGCTGTCCCAAGTTTCGTGTGTCATTTGACTTTCCTAAAAAGACCGCTGCAATGTGTGCGGGTTAGATGCATTGTAAGCCAGCTTAACCACGGAAAACAAGCTAAATAAAAATATTTTTTAGGGGATAACCCTAATTTTTAGCCCCATAAGACAGCTTACAATCGCAGGATGACCAAACAGGAACTTATTAAGAAAGCAACCTCACGCAAGGCGCTGGCTGAACTGTTGGGCATCAGCTTGTCAGCAATCAGCCAATGGAAAAATGTTCCCCAAGCGCGGCTGTGGCAGCTTAAAAATTTGCGGCCTGAGTGGTTTTGATATAGCATTGGGCGCGGCTACCTTTAGCGGGGGAAAAGACGATTCATCACCGTCCTGCCGATGTCTCTTTCAGTGATGCGAACCGACGATGTGAGGTTGAAATGGCTAATAAAGTCGATATTTGGATGCCGCTGTATGTGGCAGACTATCTTTCCGCTACTTCCCGATTGACTACAGAGCAGCATGGGGCTTACCTATTGCTGCTTATGGACTATTGGAAAAATGGCGCTCCACCTGATAACGATGCGGTTTTAGCGCAAATCACTAGGCTATCACCCGATGCTTGGAGCAATGCTCGTAGCATGCTTGAAGGATTTTTCCAATTATCTAGCGGGCATTGGGTGCAGACGCGAGTTGAGAGTGAAATGCAGAAAGCAAATCACAACAAGCAATCCAATTCCAAGAGGGGAAAGGCTGGAGCGAACGCTAGATGGAACAAAAATAATGCTCCAAGCATGCTACAAGCAATGCCCGAGCAATGCTCGGCAGATGGCACATCACCTTCACCTTCACCTTCACCATCATCTAAACCTTCAACAATACAAAAGAATACAGTCGCCCCGCCCGAGGGCGTGACGGAAATGGTTTGGCAGGATTGGTTGAAATTAAGGAAAGCAAAAAAGGCGGCGGTTACCCAAACAGCCATAGACGGCATACAGCGCGAAGCAGACAAAGCTGCGGTAAGCCTACAGACGGCATTGTCAATTTGTTGTGCGAGGGGCTGGACGGGCTTTAAGGCCGAATGGATGCAGTCTCAACCATCACAGCAAGACAAGAACATGGGCGCAGCTAGGGCCATCTTTGGTGACGAAAGGAACTTCAATGTCCTCAAAATTACCTGATGGCTGGATTCAGCGGCTGTTCGCGGCCCTGCAAGGCCATTACGGGACTCGATTTATGAATATGTGGAAGACCGGTCAGACGTTGCCGGACGGGTCGGATGCCGGTGTGATGAACGCCATGAATCATTGGGCTGACAAGATGGCGGGTTTCAGCGCGGCAACGATTAAGCGGGCGCTAGAGAACTTGCCGGAAGACCCGCCTACGCTGCCGCAATGGATCAATTTGTTGCGCCGCAGCTATGTTGAGCCGCCGGTCTTGCGATTGGGCAACGAACTGACCGCCGAACAGCGGGCAAAGAACAAGGCCAGGATTGCCGAACTGATTGCAAAGGTGAAAAAATGAGAGTTTTAGTAGCTTGCGAATACAGCGGAACGGTGCGAAACGCATTTATTGCCAAAGGCCACAATGCAATGTCATGTGATTTGTTGCCTACTGATGCGCCTGGACCGCACTATCAAGGCAGCGTGTTAGACATCATTGGTGATGGATGGGATTTGATGATTGCCCACCCGCCATGTACCCATTTGGCTGTATCCGGTGCAAAATGGTTTTACAAAAAAACGGCAGAACAAGCCGAAGCCTTGGCATTTGTGCAATTGTTGATGGACGCACCAATTTCACGCATTGCCTTGGAAAACCCAATCAGCGTTATTTCTTCACGCATTCGCAAGCCTGACCAAATCATTCAGCCGTGGCAATTTGGACATGGAGAAACCAAAGCAACGTGCTTATGGCTCAAAAATTTGCCAAAGCTAATGCCGACAGACATTGTGGACGGCAGAGAGGCGCGGATTCACAAGTTGCCGCCCAGCCCTGACCGCTGGAAACTACGAAGCACAACCTACAAAGGCATTGCGGTTGCTATGGCTGATCAATGGGGCAATGCATGAGACACGCCGCAAGGGTTGACGCAAATCAAGCCGAAATTTGTGCCGCATTGCGAAATGCTGGCGCATGGGTTTACATCATTGGCTTACCGGTTGACCTTTTGGTTGGATACAAAGGGCACACATTTTTGATGGAAGTCAAAACCAACAGTAAAGCGCGTTTTACGGGCCTACAAGCCGACTTTTTCCAAAATTGGGCCGGTGGTACGTTATGCAGGGTTGACAGCCCACAGGCGGCTTTAGACATGATTAGGTGCGTAGATGAGAAGCCTTAACCAAAACCGCATGATGTGGGCAAATCTTGAAGACATTGCCCAGCAAGTTGTGTGGTACGGTGTTAAGCTGACAAAAGACGAATGGAAAGACGTTTTGACCGCTGCGCTTAAAAAACAAAAGGTTGTGCCTGGCATTGAAGGCGGCTTTGTCGTAATTGGTGCGCGTACTAGCAAAATGACCGTGCCGGAAATGACCGAACTGATTGAGTTATCCACAGCCTTTGGCACACAACAGGGCGTGAAATTCCGCGCTTTTGTAGACGAATGAAGTGCCCCGAATGTGGCGCATGGACTGTGGTTAAAGAAACCCGCGCAGATGAAAACAACAGCCGCCGCCGCCGGATAGAGTGCGCCAATATGCATCGATTCACCACTTTGGAGACTGTAATTGCTACAAAAACACGAGTACGTCAGAAGCAAAAAGCTGCTGAAATTAGTGGCAAGCCTTGATTGCCAATGCTGCGGATCGGGGCAAATGGTGCAGGCCGCACACACAAATTGGGGCGGCGGCAAGGGTCGGGGCATCAAGGCCGACGATAATTTGGTGGCTGCGCTGTGCTTACATTGCCACTATGAGATTGACCAAGGCGCAAATTTGGACAAGAATGAGCGCCAGCAGCTATGGAATCAAGCGCACCAAAAGACGGTGGACGCATTGACAAGCACCGGACAATGGCCTAAAGACGTTCCATTGCCTTACAATGGGGTTTTAGAGGTGGCGCTATGAAAAAGAATGTTGCGGATTTCATTTCAACCATGCTGCACAGCGGCACGGTCACCTATTTCATGCATTTGTCAACCGACAGCTTTGCGGTGCACATGGCATTGGGCGCGTATTACACCGAGATTGTGGAACTGACCGACCAGTTTGCCGAGGCATACAACGGCGGGTATGAAAAGATTAAGGATTACCCCGAAAACTTCCACAATGCCAAAGACCCGCAAAAGTACATGGCAAGCATGAAAGCGTTTATTGAGAAAAATCGCGTGGCACTGCCGGATGACAGCCAATTGCAAAACATCGTGGACGAAATCGCCGCGCTGGTGGACTCTACTATTTACAAACTGACCCTCAAATGATCCGCATATTTGCAGGATACGACCCTCGGGAAGCCGTGGGCTACCATGTATTCTGCCAATCGGTCATAGAGCGCACTAAGGGGCTGGTCAGCATCACGCCCTTATCGGGCAAGCAGCGGGACGGTACAAACGCATTCACTTACCAGCGGTTTCTAGTCCCATTTCTGTGCGGATACCAAGGCAAGGCTATCTTTTTGGATGGCAGCGATATGCTCATGCTGGCAGACATTGAAGACCTAGAAAGCCTGTTTGACCCGCGCTATGCCGTCCAAGTGGTCAAGCACGACTATCAGACCAAACACCCAAGAAAGTACATTGGCACACCGATGGAAGCCCGAAATGGCGACTATCCAAGGAAAAACTGGTCAAGCGTGGTGCTGTGGAACTGTGAACATAGCCGCAACAAGGTGCTGACACCGGAATTCATTGAGGAATCCAGCGGCGAAGAATTGCACCGATTCCAATGGTTGCCCGACTCATTGATTGGCGAATTGCCAAGGGAATGGAACGTGCTGGTGGGCGAACACGACCATTTGCGAACAAAGATTGCCCACTACACGCTGGGAATTCCCGAATTTGACCATTACGCTAATTGTGATTACAGTAAACCGTGGATGAACACCAAGAGCCGAATGCTTAACGGCTTGATTCATATGAAAGACACGCATGGCTGACAATCAACAATTGGCTGCCGCTTTAAGCGGAACAATAAAGCCCACGCCAAGAAATCCGGTGTTGGGCGGTGTTGCCGACTTGTTGGGCATGGCCTATAAGCTGCCCGAGATGCCTCGCCTAGGTGTGCCTGGCATGGACTTTTTAGCGGCAAATCGCAATAAAGTGCTGGATTTGCTTGGGATTGGCGATGTCCAAAAGACCGCCGATGCCTTGTCTTATGGCAATGCGATTGGAACAGGCAAGGGCATGACCTACCGCCCAAAGGACGAAACCATTGGTGCTGCGCTGACGGTTGCGCCTATGGTGGCTCCAGCCGCCCGCATGGTTGGCAAAGGCGCAGTGGAAACGGGCCGGTTTGTTGCGCCAAAAGCTGGACAGCTTGCCGAGCAATACATGGTGAACACCGGCGGCATCCTGCCATTGGATGTGTATCACGGTTCCCCGCATACATTTCCACCTACACCAAAGAATCCGCTAGGCGAGTTTGACGCAAGCAAAATTGGTACAGGTGAAGGCGCACAGGCTTTTGGACATGGCATTTACACTGCGGAAAGCCCTAATGTTGCTCGAGGCTATGCTGAACAACTTTCAACGGCAAAAGGGCCATTGGGTGATGTTGCCAAATATTGGCGTAAAAATGGTGGCGAAAGCGCGTTCAGGGCTTTTGCAAAAGATGCTGGTCTACCGCCCGCAGAAATAGAAAACACCGCTAACGTAATTCGCAACACCGGCAACCTGTACAAAGTAGACTTACCGGACGAGAAGATAGCAAAGATGCTGGATTTTGATAAGCATTTAAGCGAACAGCCAAAAGCAGTTCAAGACATTCTTTTGCGATATCAGAAAGAAATAGGCGGTAGTTTTGGAACTGGTGAGCAAACATTGAAAGCCATTGCGTTTGAAAGACGCATGAAGGGCCTAGACGATTCACCGGCTGCTGTAGCGCAGCAATTGAAAGAGATGGGCATCCCAGGTGTTCAATACTTAGATGCAGGGTCACGCAGTGTTGCAAAAGGCACACGCAACTTTGTTGTGTTCCCTGGCGAAGAAAAAAGCATGACAATCTTAGAACGTAATGCAAAAAAACCATAAAGAATGGGTTTTATATGATTGCTGAATCTAAAGTAAATAAAACTAGACCAAAGTATGGTGGTCGCACGGCAGGAACGCCCAACAAGCTAACGCAAGAGGCGCGTGAGGCGATTGCGCTGTTCGTCAATGACAATGCCCATAGATTGACCGATTGGCTCGATAAGGTCGCATACGGCGATCCTGACTATGACATCAAGCCCAATCCGGCAAAGGCGTTTGAACTGTTCCAATCGGTGGTGGAATACCATGTGCCCAAGTTGGCAAGGACTGAGGTCACAGGCGCTGACCAAGGGCCGGTGGAAATGGTGGTGACATGGGCAAGCGGGAAATAATCCTGCCCTACAGCCCTCGGGACGCATTTATGCCGTTCCACAACCGCACGACCCGCTGGTCATGTTTGGTTGCCCACCGAAGAGCCGGTAAAACCGTGGCGGCAATCAACGATGTGATTAAGCGGGCAATCACAGAGGGTCACCGAGGCGCACAGTATGCGTACATTGCCCCATTCCGCAGCCAGGCCAAGCGGGTGGCATGGGACTACCTCAAGTATTACGCCGCGCCCATCACCAGTTCTAGCAATGAATCCGATTTATCGGTAGAACTCATCAATGGCGCAAAAATCATGCTGTTTGGCGGCGACAACGCTGATGCCATGCGCGGGATGGGCTTCAATGGGGTCTATCTTGACGAATACGGCGACTTTCGGCCTAGCGTTTGGGGCAATGTAATCCGGCCTACGCTGTCTGACCGGCTGGGTTGGGCGGTGTTTGGCGGCACACCCAAGGGTAAAAATCAGTTTCACGACATCTACAAGGTTAGCCAAAACACGCCGGATTGGTTTCTGCTGCGGTTACCGGCGACTGTGAGCAAAATCTTGCCTGACTCTGAACTGGAGGCGGCACGGGCGCAATTGAGCCAAGACCAATACGACCAAGAATATGAATGCAGCTTTGATGCGGCAATCATGGGCGCTTTCTATGGGCAAGAGATGCGTTTGGCGCAGGACGAAGGCCGGATAAGGGAATTGCCATTTGACCCTGATGCGCCGGTCTACACCGCATGGGACTTGGGCTATCGAGATGACACCGCCATTTGGTTTTACCAAGTGATTCGAGGCGAGATTAGGGTCATGGACTATTACGCCGTCAGCGGCGCAGGCATTGAGGACATAGCCCAAGTGGTCATCGACAAGGGCTATCGGTACACCAAGCATTACCTACCGCATGATGCGCGGGCAAAAACGCTGGCATCGGGCGGCAAATCCATCGTGGAACAGCTTGCGGCGCACCTTGGCGGCATGAGCAAGCTGGCAATCGTGCCTGAGATTGGCATCCAAGACGGCATTCAAGCGGTCAGGATGGTGTTGCCACGGTGCTATTTCGACCCAAGCTGTGAGGATGGGCTGGAAGCATTGCGCCAATATCAGCGGGAATACGACGAGGACAAAAAGGCATTTCGACAAAATCCCCGCCATGATTGGTGCTCACACCCAGCGGATGCCTTTAGAATGCTTGCAGTCGCCTACAGGCAAGAGGCAAGAGATCAAACGCCGCCCAAGGGCAAGACCATCCAAACAATCACCTTGGATGAATTGTGGGATTTTGACACTCAACATCATCGTGGAGAACGAATATGAGCCAGCCAGTAGCAGAAGTCGGGGCATACAAAAACATCACAGAAACAGGCGCAGTCACAACAGGCCCGTGCCAATTGCTTGGTTTTTACGTCAACAACACCAATGCCGGCACTTTGGTGCTCCGAGACGGCGGCGCAAGCGGCACGGTCATGTCCGGCACGATTACCCCAGCCATTGGGTTTCACCGATTCCCTGCTAATGTTGGTTCAAGCCTATACGCAACCGAGGGCGGCACGTTAGATGTGACATTCTTCTTTGCATCGGGTAACTAATGGCCTACGAAGAAACCGGCGCATATGAGGGTGAAAACCCTGGCCCGTACTGGCACGACCAAATCGAAGCGGCGCAAAAGGTCTTTGACAAGTGGGAAAAGCGCGGTCATAAGATTGTTAAACGCTATCGGGATGAGCGTGATGCGGTAGAAATGCCCCGTGTTCGTTACAACATCCTGTGGTCGAACATCCAAGTGCTGTTTCCTGCGCTGTACGGCAGGCAGGCCAAGCCCGAAGTTTCCCGCCGCTACATGGATCAAGACCCCGTAGGTCGGCTGGCATCCACGATGCTGGAACGGGTCATGGAGTACGAAACCACCCAATTTGGCGACTTTGACCATGCCATGCGTGGCGCGGTAGAAGACCGATTGCTGCCTGGGCGTGGTACGGCGTGGATTCGCTATGAGCCAGTAATCGTCAATGAACAGCCCGAAATGGGCGAAGGCATGATGGAAGAGCCAGGCGAGGCTCAGATTTACGATGCCCAAGAAGAGCCAACCGAGCGCATTGATGCGGCGCACAGCCCCATCGATTACGTCTATTGGACAGATTTCTTGCATAGCCCTGCCCGCACATGGGACGAAGTATGGTGGGTGGCCCGCGCCGTCTACATGACCAAAGACGAAGGCATTGAGCGTTTTGGCGATGTCTTCAAGAACGTGGGCTTGGATAGCAGCAACACGGACATGGATGCTAAAAATCCAATGACCGCCAAAAACACCTATGACAAAAAAGCCAAGGTGTATGAGATTTGGAACAAGCGCACCGGCAAGGTTTGCTGGATTGCCAAAGGTTATCCACAGGCGCTAGATGAGCGCGATGACCCGCTGGAACTGGAAGAATT